TTATGGGGGCTGTGCCTGCAGACGGTGTAGGTTTGGGGTAGTCTGGATGCCTTTAGAGGAACTTGGTCGCCTTCGGGTGTACCTATGTCGGGTGTAGGTGTCCTGCATAGATAGACCGATAAGGCTTATGAGGGATAGGAATAGCTGGGCTTCGCAGTATGCCCAGAATCCTGACCAGTTGTTTGGTAGGGGTCTTATCTTGGATAGCATTCTGCGTAGTCGGTGAATCTGTTTGAAGGTGGCTTCGAGAGCGGTTGCGGGCAGGTCGGGTTCGTTCCAGATACCCCAGAATCTGCCTGTCCATTGTGTTGCTTCTGGTGCTTGATTTTGGAGTGCTTTGCGGGTACTTGTCGCGTGTCCTAAGATGTAGACCATAGCCTGTTCTACTCGCTTTATTTCGATCGGGTCTACTCGTGTGCCTGTGATGGCAAGTTGTTCATCGCCTGTTATTTCTGCCCATGCTCGGCTGATAAATTGTCGCAGTTCGTGTAGGTTTTCGTATTTGGTGGTATGGAGGATGATGTGATAGTGTACCATGCCTCGCAATTGGAACTCCATTTTCCAGATTGCGAGCCATTGCCATCCTTTGTATTTGCGTTTTAGTCTGTGTTTGAGGGCGCTGAGGTCTCTCTTGCTATCCTCTACGGTTCTCTGCCTGTATGTCAAGGTGATACCATAGTTATAGCCTTCTCGTAGTATCGGCAGGATCAGAAAGAGCTTTTTGGCGAATCTTGCTCTGCTCTGTTTGCTCCATGTCGTTGATGCTTTTCCTCGTCTGTTTCCTTTGTTTCCTCTCATCGTGTTGGTGTTTGTGTTTGCTCTGACGATTAACTTTGTAAGGCGTAGGTTGCTTGTAAGATGAGAATCAGGATGCCTCTTTTTGGGTGTGTGTTGCTGGTAGGTTTGGCAATAGGGTTTTTCTTTTTGGCAACTATTTATGGCTTCTTTACTTATAAGTACACGATCAAGGGGCGTATTGATGCGCGGACACCAGCTAAGGCTAAGTCTGTTGGGCTTCGTTCTGAACTGGACACGGCGGGTATTCCGTTTGAAGTACCGCAGGGCTTTGTCGTGCGCACGGTGGTGCGCCGACTGCCTTGCGGGAAAGAAACTCGCTATTATGTTGTTCTGCCTCTTGATGAGCCTTGCTCTGAATCCGCTGATGGCGCAGAGCAGTGATAAAGAACTTTCAGCTTATCAGAAGGATCCTTATAACGCGAGGTTGTTCTATGAGGGTGTTAACCCGGATGGGCAGCGTGTTCAGGTTCCTGTTCCTCATGGATATATGAATTTTTATTGGGGTAGTTGGCAACGGCTTTATTTTGCTTATGCTGATTACTATAGTACTATAACTCAGGATGTATTGGATTATTGCGAGCAGTGTTCTGATAGGCTAGCTGCTCATGGGATTTTTCGTGCCTGTACTAACTTTATTCGATACCCTGCGCCTTGAGGTTTATAATGCGCGGGATTTTGCCTATATTGCGCCTTCTGCTGTTCCTTCTGCTATGCGCGGGCTGATGGTTTCTAAGTATTCGCTGGGTGAAGAGGGTTTTCGGGCGTTTAGGAACTTCGGCTTTAAGCTTGTTCAGAATCCTGATGTTGTGATTCGTATTGGTAATCGGGAGCGTTCAGAGATGCATGGATATTATTGGGCGAATGTTCCTTTTGATGTAAAGTACTATTATTTTCAGTATCGTAAATCAAGAGTTTTTACTTATTATGGTTCTGTATGTGGTTCTTTGACAAGAGCAACGATCTCTTTTGTGATTGATATATTTTTTACTGCTTTGACGGATGGTTCTGATGTTGAGAGTAGGAAACAGGCTATTACGAATTTGTTGGATGCTATCATTGATAGTGCGAATGCTACTTTTGAGAGTCTTGGAATGCGCTATCCGATGACGGGGGCTGATAGGAAAGATATAAACCTCGTCACGATTATGCCTGCTGATTATCGGGATTTTATTGACCTGTTTGAGGCTTGCGATCTCTGTGATGTGCTTGAGGGGATTAATTCTCTGGTGGAGGCGTTTGAGTGGGGTACGGATGCTGATTATTGGGATCGCTTGAATTCTATTGAGTTCAATGCGCCTAATTACTTAAGCTGGATTGAGTTTTTCTATCAGCTATGGGATGTTTTTGCGCCTGTTTATCAACCTTGTTCTGAGGTGGGTAGTTCCTTTATACAGGTCGGCAGCGCGGTTGACAATAGACCATTTGGGCAGGTGGACGCTTCTGTTGCTGAATATGTGCTTTTCACGATTTGGTTTGTGTTGCGCCTTCGTAGGCTGATGGTGCAGCTTGTTGATGGGATGTCTGGAGGTGGGCAAGATGATTAGGCAGGTTGTTGATTGGTTCATTGAGATACTGGAGCAGGCTTTTCTGGGCTTCCTCTCGACTATTGACCGGCTGATTCCGCCTGCGCCTTCTATTGAGCATACGCCTCTTTTCGTGCGTCCTTTCCTTGACTTGATCACTCGCTTTATTGCTCTTGACTGGCTATTTTATTACGGGCTTATTCTCGTTTCTATTTATGCTACGATCTGGGGTTGGCGTCTGTTGCGTCATCTTTGGGAATTGATACCTTTCAATTAGTGGAGGGGGCGATGATCTGCGCTTTTGTGGGGTCTCTCGGTGCGGGAAAGTCCTATTCGATGGTGGAGTTGGGTCTAAGATACCTTGCCGATGGGTATCGGGTCTACTCCATTACGCCTGATATTGTCTATGCGGAAACGGTCGATATAGATGATGTGCCTAAGCTGGTTTCATTTGCTGCTGATACTCGGCAGGATAGCGTGTTGTTGATGGATGAGGCGGGTCTCTTGCTGTTCAGCAGGGACTGGGCGCGTGAAGGAATGAAGCCTATCCTTCAGTTCATCATCACTTCGCGTAAGCGTGGTTTTCATATCTTCTACACGGCGCAGTATAAGGCGATGGTCGATAAGGTACTCCGTGAAGTCACTACCGATGTGGTCTACTGTATGAAGTTTGGTCCTTTCGGTTTCAGGTTTTATCATCCGCAGCTGGAGGTAGAGCTGTATCGGTTCAGTCCTCATATCTGGAAACTGTATGACTCTACTTCTGGATTGAGGCGGGGTGTTTCTTTTCAGCAGGCAGTTGATGAGGGAATACGTAGAGCGGTTATGGCTATAAAGGCTAAGCATGCTCTGAAGGGGAAGAGCGTCGATTTCGATTTCAAGATGGAGGGCTAACATGCTCACGGTAGAGGATCTGCTGATGATTATTGCTGGAATACTCTGCGCAATCGCTTTCCTCATCGGTTTGAGGAGGTAGAGGATGGAGGCTTTCGTGGCTGGACTGGCTGGAGGGCTGTTGTTTGGACTATTCGGATGGATGTTTGGATCCATCCTTGAGATGGTTCGGCGTGCTGCTGAATAGGAGGTGAAACGATGATGGTCTTGGTGAATCGGAACGGGTTTGTGCAGGAAGCGGTGGAGGTGGACGCCTTCACGGCTTGTGTGTTGTCTGATAAGAAAATCGGGCTGACGCTTTATACTCCTGGGAGAGAGGTCTTTTTGCGCCTCTCTCCGGGGGAGTATAGGCGCTTTCTAGAGGCTATTTATAGGCAGCTGGCTTGGGTGGAGCTCAAGGAATCGCCTGATTTCTAAGAATCGACGCACCCAGGTCAGCGAGCCGATTTGCCCCCAGCCCCGCGCCCGATGCATAGGCGCGCGGGGCTGCCCCCAAATCGAGCGAGCGCAGACCACGCACTCAGGTTGCGTCGGCGCAGGATGCCCTTTTGCACGCGCGAGCACGGCCTAAACGCACGCAGCTTCCGTATGGCACGCAGCCCCTGCCTTCCTGCGCCGCGCCACGCAGTACCCTCTCGCCTTGCAGCCCTTTCTCGCCACGCAGCCCTTCTGCGCTATGCAGCCTTTAGGGAAGTGTGCCCTTAGGGCGCGGAGGCACGCGCCAGCGTGCCCCGCGCCTCTCGGGCTTGTATTAATGGTGCATATTCGGCCGCTGGCACTCTCTGAAGATTTCATTGAGGATATAGGTGGCGATCCGAATCAGGGCTTGATGGTGCTTTTTGCCCTCTTTTCGTAGGCGTTTATAGAGGCGGTTCCAT